TCAAATTTTTAATCTATAATTATTTTCCTTTCCAACTATTTCGACAGTATAATCCTTTGCCATTTCAATTATTCTACTTCCTATAGCTTCATCAAAATCTAGGAGCCTTTCTACAGTAAATTCAGAACTAACTATTATGGGTAAATAATTCATATATCTATAATTAATTATTTCAAACATTATATTTGTATCAGATTCATTTACTTTACCCTTAAATAAATCATCTATAAGAAGAAGCTTTGCCTTTTGGTACTTAGATAAAATCTTACTATAATATTCTTCATCTATCACATTTTGTTCTATTTTTGTTATAGTATTTCTATAAGACATATATACAACTGGAACTTGTTTGTTCCTTAAAAAATTTACAGCTAAAGCTATACTTAAATGAGTTTTGCCGCTACCTACTTGACCTATAAAAGCTATACTATTTCGCCTTGTATTTTTGATTTTATCAAAGTTTTTATAGTATTGAATAGCTGTATTCTTTGCTAATTCGGTTGTTTCATTATAGGGTTTATAGTTTGAAAAGGTATGTTTAGATTGCTCTGTATTTATTCCTGCTAAATTCCACATATCTTTAGCCTTTTGCATTTCATAGCAGCTACACCTTCTGCAATAAATTCTACCTTCTTTATCTATATTAGTTATCCATGCACTACCACCGCATTTATTACAAACTTCTTTATATGAGCCCCTTACATTTTCTATCTCTTTGTATTTTAGGTTTTGGTAGTTTATACCCGGACCATTTTCTCTTTGATTCTTTATCTCCTCCATTATTCTGTTTATGCTCGTTTTTAGTGTCATCAAAATCGCCACCTTTTACCTTCTTATTTTCCATAACACCCCCATTTATTTTCCAGTTTTCTAAAATCCCCTTAATATACTTATAAGTATGTTTACCAAATTCATAATTAATTATTTTTATTAAATCCTAATTGAACAATAAAAAGATTATTGTAAAACTTTATGTAACAAAAATCTTTTAAAAAATATTTTAATAGTATGAGGATAAATTAGGAGGGTTACAACGGTCAAAAAATTATATAAATAATTATAAAACATGTTTAATTAAGACCTATATAAATTTGGGGGTGGATTTTTAATGAAAGTTGTAGTTATCGGCGGCGGTTGGGCCGGATGTGCAACACATCTGAAATTGATGCTAACAAAAAACGTACTTGTTTTGGCCAAGTACGTTTTTTATTTATGTAATATAAATATTATAACATTATTTTTTCTAATGATAACCCTTCGTTCCCCATTTATAATTACAACTTTAATTATCATTTGTCCATCCCCTATATCTTTATTATATTATTATTTTAACATAATTTTTCTCAGTCACACTTTTTTGAAACTTTTCCCGTATTTGTTCTTTTCGCTTTCTTGCGTTAATTTCATAATAGCATTTTTACCCAATATTGTAAAGAACGTTTGTTCTATAAACTTATTTTATTTTTTGTTTTGTCACACAACGTGACATTGATTATTACCAATAATCCTAATGATAAAATTTTTATTTGAGGTGATTATATTGGTATTTAAAGATAGACTAAAAGGATTGCGGAAGATAGAGATTTAACCCAAGATCAAATCGCAGATATTCTTAAAATAACACGCTCTGCTGTAGCTAACTATGAAAACGGTATTCGTGAACCTGACATTTCTTTATTAGTAAAAATAGCTGACTATTTTAATATATCCCTAGACTATCTTTTATGTAGGACAAATAAAATGGAACCATTTTATAAATCTCATTCTAATGATTTAAAAACTAAATAAATTTAAATTTATTTTTGTGTAGATGCATCTTACACGTATATAATAGCACAAAAAAGTGTTCACTGCGAGCGATATTTTCGACCAAAATTTGTATAATTTTTAATATATTATATTATTACATTTTTAACTATTATTTTCCATGATTTATGCAATGATTTTCTATTATATATTAAGTTATACTTAATTTTGGTGATGAAACTGTGAAAATTAATCTTAAAAAAATTCGTGAGGAAAAGAATATTAGCCAAAGTAAATTAGCAATATTAGCTGGTATTAGCAGAAGTTATGTTTCGGAAATTGAATCAGGAAAGAAAACACCATCTTTGGATATGCTAGAAAGAATCGCGGAGGCCCTAGAAGTATGCACAGCACTTTTATTAATAAACAATAAAGATTGTTGTAATTGTACTAGGCATAAAGATAAGGAGGCAAACGATGAAAAATAATGATACTGGAAATTTTATAAGAAATAGTACTAAAAGATTAATTGACAAAAAGATAATAAAAAATGAAAAAAATCTTGAAGATCTGACACTTGACCAAGTTGAAAGGATTGCACATGAACTTAATATATGCATTATGGATATATTATGTTGTTACTGTCCGCATAAAAATTGTATAGGCGATATTCAATTTTGTAAATACAAAAAACTCTAAAGGCTAACCCTCTAGAGTTTTTCATATTATAAATAATTTATTTAAGATTAAATTGTATATTCTTATTATGTTTTGTTATTAATTTTAGATCTTCTATTTTAGCTTCCTTAGGTACATCAAATACAGCAAATGTATTCTTACTTATTCCAGAATTAAATTTATCGTATGAACCTATGAACTTCTCATTTTTATTATATATTTTTTCCTGGCTATTTAAATTACCTAGTGCTTCAAATGAATTATCATCAATTTCATATGTTTTTTTATCATGTTTTAATTTAAAATCACGAGGGCTATATTCTGTAGCTTCTTCTCCATTATTTTTTATCTCTAAATTTATAATTATAAATTTTCCACTAGGTGTTGATTTTCCAGCTTCATTAGAAATAGCTGTGCTTTCTTTAGCTTCTAAAATTTTAACACCTAAATTCCCTACAGCAGATTGCTCTCCAAATTTAATATCCTTCTTTTCTTCTTTTACTTCCTCTTTTGCACTAGAAACTTGCTTTTCTGTGCCTTGCCCAATTTGTTTTTTTACTCTACTTATAGCTGTTGCATCACCTATAAAATATCCTGCAATAAATATAATAAGTCCACCTATTATTAATTTAAAATTCTTTTTCATGTACCTAATCCCCCTTTTGTTGATATAGTTCAATTATACCAAAAATGTTATATTTGTAAATAAACCAACAAATCTTGTATATAAAAAGAGGTAGTTCCTCTTGGGAAACTACCTTTTTGTTTTCACTTTAATTCTGCTAATTTAATAATTTTATTTGAATTTGGTTGTCGGAAATAAATAAATTTTTCTTCTTGATGTACATCATATATAGATATCCATAAAGGTTTGCCTTGGTCTGTGCAATACATATATTCTCCATTGCTAGGGCAATTATCTTCGGATGCCTCAACAGCCCTAGCAACACCGATAAATCTTGTACAAACTCCTAGTAATAAGCCTATTACTAGGAATCTTATTTCCTTTCGCACTTTAATTCCCCTTCTCTTTTTTTATTAACTCTTTTAATTCTTCTAAATCTTCTGGTTTTGCGATTTTTATAAAATTCTTTGCATGTGACCTTTTATTTAAGTATTTTGCATGCTCTTTATTTTTGCTATACCATTTTTTATTCGCTTCTGTCTGCTTAGTTACCATTATTATCATTCCTTTTTATTTTCTATTTCATGCTTTTCTAATTCTAATTTTGTTTTATTTCTTTTATTATAAGTTAGTTTAATTAGCAATAATAATATTATTATGATTGATATTATTAATAAATAATTTAGTATTTTCATATACTATTTGTGATATAATATAGGAAAGGTTGAGGGGTTTAATCCCCCTCTTTTAACCTTTTGATTTCTAGCCTTAGCTTTTTGATTTCTAACTCCGTCTTGCTGTTCTGCAAACTCAGTTGACGGATTGTTAGTATTGAAATTGCTAAGGCTATTAACTTTCCTACACTTTCTATCACTTACTCACCTCCTTATCAATTACTATACTTATATTATACTATGCATAGTATAATGAATCAATACCTTTTTATGAAATATTTATATATTTTATAATAATTTTCCCAATAAAGCAATAAAAAAATAATAGCTATAGCATAAGCTACAACTACCATTTTTAATAATACATCTTATGTTATTGTTCAACGAAAAATAGAAAAGGAAGGATGTTGCGTCCACTATTATTTAAATACATCCTATGTTAATGTTCAACTGTATCTATAAGTACAGATTATAGTATTACTACAACATTTAAATACATCTCATGTTATTGTTCAACCTGAAAGAGTTAATCTAAATCATATAGATAAAATTTGATTTAAATACATCTTATGTTAATGTTCAACAAAATGGTTAGTAGAACGTAATAAAGTAGATAAATAATTAAATACATCCTATGTTAATGTTCAACAAATTTCAAAGTAGAAAAATGTATGGAACAGAAAAATTTAAATACATCTTATGTTAATGTTCAACCAGAACTCAGCAAGGGTGCTAAGAATGAAATTTTATTTAAATACATCTTATGTTAATGTTCAACGAACTTATGCAAGATTTAGAGTGTGGAGAACCTTTATTTAAATACATCCTATGTTAATGTTCAACAATTAATGATGAAAATATTCCAGATGGTGTAGTAATATTTAAATATATCTTATGTTAATGTTCAACAAAATTTGTTAAGGCTTTATATCATAATATTCATATATTTAAATACATCTCATGTTAATGTTCAACGCAATTAAGCTATACAGATATAGGATAATATTGTATATTTAAATACATCTCATGTTAATGTTCAACGTATAACAGTAACTCCTATAGCATAACTGATATATCATTTAAATACATCTCGCGTTATTGTTCAATTTGAAATTGATTTAGAAACATTTTCAGACGATTATAAATTTAAATACATTTAATATTATTGTTCAATCTGTGGTACTGGGGCTGTAATCATCATAGATGGACAATCTAAATACATCTTATGTTATTGTTCAACATGAGTTTAGAAATTAGCACTAGAGTATCAAACGCATTTAAATACATCATATGTTAATGTTCAATCATAGCAAAATAGCCATTCCTTATTTTAAAGGATAACATAGAAGTATTGATTTTACAAGGTTCTAAAGAGAATTTTCCAACCAATTGAGATAATTTAAAATTTATATAGAAAGCTATCCTAAGCCCTGGTATAGCAATGAGTAAGATAGGTTTTAAAATTAAAGTAGGTTGGAAAAATAAAAGGTAGTTGCAATTAAGGAACTACCTTTTAAATTTAATATCTTATATATTTAGCATACACATAACCCCCATGTGGTGGATAATAGATATGTATCCAATCTCCTTCTTTGCGATATAATTGTACTTTTCCCCCATTAGGTAAAGCCCCTAATATTTTAGAAGATGTAGATTTCTTTTCTCTAATATTTACACCACTTGGTGTATTTATTGTACCTGTTTTACCATCTAAGTTAACCCACTCATTATTATCAGTAGATGGTTTGCTTGGTGTTACATTTGAAGATGTACCTAAAACACCATTTACTATTGCTTTAGCAATTCCATTCATTCCATATTTATTAAGTATAGCTATATCTCCAGAACTATCTATAAAACATACTTCTATATAAATTGTTTTGGCTTTAGTTCTTTTAGTTAGTGCTAAAGGTTGGTCTTTAATTCCTCTGTTTCTAAATCCTAAATTATTTAACTGTTTTAATACTCTATCTGCTTCTACTAAATATTTACCACTATAAGTATATACCTCTGATCCATAACCACCTACTGTAGTATTAAAATGTATACAAATATTTAAATCTGCATTTACTGAATTACATAAGGCTACCTGTTTATTTAAACTTTCCTGTAATGTTGATGCATAATCAACTCTACATATATTAGTACTATGTCCTCTACCTCTTAATTCCTTATCTATTTCTACTACTAATTGCCTTGTTAATACTTCTTCTTTTAATCCATTTATTCCTCTAGTTCCTACATCTCCACCACTTAATGTGTGTCCTGGATTCAAATTAAATAACATATTAAATAACATATTAAAATTACCTCCTATAAATTTAATTAAAAAAAAGAACAGGTTTATTCCTGCTCTTTGATTTCCTTCTTATTTCCTTCTTTAAGTTGTATTAGCATATTTTTTAATCCATCTGGTACAGGCACACCTGCTCTAGTTGCATTTTCTAATATACTTATTCCTTCCATACTTGCATAGAAAAATATAACCATACTCCTAACTATTCCATTTGCTCCTGTAACATTATCTACAGATACACCAACCCCAACAATTATAAGTATTATTATTTTTTTAGCCAACCCCTTAAATCCTGCACTGGAACTTAAACTTTTGTCTTTGCCTGCGCAAATTAATCCACTTATATAATCTAGGACCATAAGTAGTAATAATGTCTTTAATGCCATATCTAATCCTCCAAAGAAATAATTTGCACAAGCTCCTAATCCTGCTATAATTGTACTTAATATTTTATCCCATTTCATTTTTTAACCTTCCTTCTATAAAAATAGGCAAAATAAAAACACCTATGTGGTGTCTACTTTGCCTTATAAAATATTTATTTGTGTCGCTTTATTTATCTATTGTGTTTTAATTATATTTTCTTTTTCCTGTACAGTTATCCATTTAGCTGTTACGAATATATCTAAATCTTTCTCCTTGTATAATCCCATTAAAAAATATTCTTTAATATAACTAAGCATTTGCATTACCTCCCAATTGTGCTATTTTTAATAGTAAAGATGAGTTTAATTCTTTCTGTTTATTTAATTCTATTTGTATCTCTGCATTATCTTTAAGTAATTTTGCATTTAACGCTTGTTGCTTTTCTTGTGAAATTTCTTCTTGTGTTTTTTCTCTTATACATATTTCGTAACTTTGTTCCTTAGTTTGTGGGTTTATATAATGTACTGCATATTCACTTTCCTTTAATTGTGGTTTGGGTAAAATATCATCTACTACTATTCCACCTGTTTTGTCTTCAACTATTTCTGGGAAGTTGTGTATTGAATAAACCCTAGCTTTATTTTGCGTTATTTTTTCTATCCATAGTAATTTCATTTTAAACCACTCCTATTTTTTCACATATATTTCATCTGTTAGTTTTCTTACAATTTTATCATGTCCAATATATATATAGCTATATCTTTTTATTATTGACCTAAGATTATAATCACAATAATATTTCCATATTTGAAGACCGTCTAAACTTATCTTTCTTATAATTTTATCGGAACTTGCAACGTATACATAATCATCTACGAATATTGAATTTGCACTTATATTAAGACCAAGATCAACATGCCAAATTTGTTCTCCATTATCTGGATTTATTTTAGCAATACCGTAATTAATAAATCCAATATAAATATAACCATTGTTATCTATTGCTATTGAAGCTATACTTCTACCGAAATCACGTATCCATTCTTCACCACCATTTGAACATAGTTTTATTAGCCTATTACCACCGCTACTATAAATATAACCATTTTTATCTATTGCTATTGCATCTACACGGCTTTTATGTTTATCATACGTCCAAATAACTTCACCTGTAGAATCTATTTTTATTACTTTTCCATTGTCAGTCCCAGCATAAATAATATTATTATCATCTATTACTATAGATTCTGTACCGTATTTACTAGAATAACGATTATTCCATATTATCTCACCAGATGATGAATTAATTTTAATTATACGATTACCTTCCCAATCTGCAATATAAACATAACCATTTTTGACTGTTACGGATGTTATAATTCTATCATGTGTATATTGCCAATATATATATCCATCTTCATCTATTTTTGATAATATTTTAGTAGATTTACAATATATCTTACCATAAACATCTAATGCTATTTTTCCTATTGTATCATAATCAGGAATTGTTATTGGAGAGGAACGTTTGACCTCAATTAATAAATTAGCTGGAGCATAAGTTGGAATTTGTTTAATTTTATTTGATAAAGTGTCAAATGAATCAGTATTATTTGCTACTATACCTTTGCCAGTAATAGCAGTAACTATTTTGTTTTTTCCATTACTGGCAGATGTAAAAAGTTCCTCTAAAGCACCTTTAACATTTTTAGATTTTATATTAGAACTATTTAATGTAACTTTATCTGCACTTAAATTTATATTATCTATTTGTTTCGTAATATCAGCCAATTGTAACTTATTTTCCGATATTTGCATTTGTAGTTTTGCTGCAATATCTTCATTTGGGTCTAGCGAATTTTTTAAATCATCAACCCAATCAGTAAATTTTTTACCAGTAGCAATTTTAAATTCATTTACCCATTTTTCAAAGTCCCCTTCATGTACATTTTTTTGCTCATTGAACCATGCTTGAAATTGACGGAAAATTTCTGTAGTATCAGCTTGCTGAATAACACCATGTACTATCCCACAAAGCTCTTTGCTAAGTCTTAAATCTGTAATATTGCTTTGCATTATACTTATAACACCATTCTTTACATATACATCTGCTAAAGCTATTTCGTAAGCGTCAGCATCACGTTGTAGACTTTTAGCAACTGGACTACTTGCATAATTACCTTTTTTTAACATAGGTTTGATTTTTCTATCAAGATAGTCTAATCTTAATACAACTCTATCTATTCTACTAAGCACACCATCTGCTACATCTAACTGTATAATATAATCATCTGTATTTTCAAAATCTCGGCCAAGTATATACCCATCACCTTTTTTTATTCTTATCTGCATGTTATTGTCTATAGCAACCACTTGCAATCCCGTTGCTGGATTAGGATATACTCCAGTTCCTATAAATTTAGCAAAGTATCGAGCGAAATCTTCTGCCAAATATGCTCTATCTGGAACGCCATTAGCATCATAAACAGCATTAAAAGGAAAACTTTTTATCATAATATTATCACCTCACTACCTGTTTAATTTTATCTATAATTGTAGGAATGTTATTTCCAAACACTACATTAACCTCTAACCCTTTTTCCTCATATACTTCTTCTATTTCTGTTATTCTTGTATCTATTCTTATTCCCCAATTCTTATCTACTACAGTTACTATGTCTCCTAAATCAAAATCAACTTTATATTTGTTATTACCTAATACGTTTATCTTACTATCAAAGGTTTGTATTTCCTTACACTCTTCTAATTTTTCTTTCCCTCTCTGTAATAATAAAGGTTCATATCTTTCCCAAGAGATTTCAACTTCCTCTGTTTCTTCATGTTCTCCAGTAATATTTCCTTCTTCATCCTTATCTACTACTATTTTTTTCTTTTCTTCTTTATCTGTTATATCCCTTGCATCTACATATAGTTCAAATCTATCTAATCCTTGCTCTGCTTCTATAGATGTTAGTTTTCTGTCTATACCTTCCCCTGCTCCAGCAATTAAAGTTGTATTCCTATAGTTATTTAAGCTATCAAAGTATTCCTGCTCTAGGATATTTTCAAAATCTCTAGAAAAATACAAGGTGCTATAGAGCCATTATTTATGGTTCTATCAACACCTTTATATACATCAAATAATATTTTTCTATTTCTTATATCTAGTAAATTTCTATATCCTAAATTATTTGTGTTACTTATATTTTCTAGACACTCTATTATATTTCCAAAAGAATTATGATATTTAATATCTTCATTAAATCCTTTTAAATCTCCTAAAATCAAATTTGGAATTTTTCTATTTAGATTAGTTGGATTTATAGCATTTTCTAAAACTAATTTTCTCATTAACTCCTCTGTCTTTCCAGAAAAATTAACTCTATCCCAACTAATACGCCTATCTAAATAATTGGTTAAAAATTTCCCTTTAACTTCCAAATATTCTTGTGCATTTTCTCCTATTTTTAATTGCCTAGTTTCTATATAACCAGCTTCAACATCATTCTTTTTAAAAATAACATTTTCTCTTTTTAATAATTCTAAAGTTTTAAAATCTAAAGAGCAGTGCAATTCAAATTCTCCACTTATATTAAATTTTCTAATCCACCTTAGAGAGGTAAAAGTATCTAATATTCCTTTTAATTCCAAATCCCTATTAAATATATATAGCTCCATAAACTACACCCCCAAATACTGCGGACTAAAATAAATATTAACCTCTAGATTATCCAGATTACTATCTGCATTATATCTAAAAAGATTATCTCCAACGGCTAGTTGCAGGAAGGTATCTCCTCCACCTACAATATCTAAATAATTTAATATATCTGTAGTAACACCATTAAGCTCTTGTAATATTTTTTTCTTACCATAATTAGTGTTTATTATAAACTTTTCTCCTGCAACCATTCCTTTATTTATTTTTATAAATTTTCTAGTATTCACATTAAATAAAGATGGATTTTTAAGAGTACCTCTTGCAAAAAATTCTATTATCATTCCAGTTTCCACTTGTCCATTATTTAGCACATTAACTATCAAGGAAGGCTCCCTATGCCCCATTATAATGCCTTTTCCTTGTGGAATTACTAAAGGGAAATGGAAATCACCTTTCCATAATGCTATATTAACTTTACTATCAATATAATCTTTCCAATATGGATTATTGCATAAAAAACTTATTTGAAATTTAGGTTTATTCTCTTTAGTTATTACTGGTGCAGTTTCCACTATACATTCTACATACTTTTTTATATTTCCATCTGTATAAATTAATTTAGCCTGTAATTTTGGGTTTATTATACTTAATAGTTTTTCCCTATTAATTTCTTTATTATCTATAATTGCACCTTGGATAACTATATTTCTGTCATCTAAGGTACTTCCTACGCAAGTACTTCCATCTTGTCCCATTCCTTTATTACTATAAATAGTATTTTTTAATCCGCTTATCCCATCTATATTTTGCAAGAAAAAAGGACTCCAAATAGAAAATTCTATCCGTTGTCCTTTTTCATTCTCATATATAATTTTTTCTCTTTTATTCATATCACCACCTCACTTTTAAAAGCTTAAGGCTAGTTCCCTTAAATTATTTTTAGTTTGTCTTGCTACTTCTGAAGGACTTGGAGTTGGACTATATATATTTTGTACTACATTTATTCCATTACTGCCATTAAATCCTTTTAATACATTATTAGCTACCTTTGTTGCTACACTTTCAGCGGTTTGCATAACCAAATCTTGACTTGCATCATGGTTAAATATTCTAGTTCCTCTTGGGAGGTCGTAAAGTTCATAATTGCTATTTCTACCTGGAGCATCATGTAAATAAGTAAGCCCTCCACTAAAGTATCTATCCCCTGTCCATTTTTTTGTGGTTCGGGGTCTCCGCTAGTTTTAGATTTAATCCACCTTATGATGGGATTGTTAGCAAACCAACTCTTTAATTTTTCCCATTTGCTCATTATGTGTCCGTCCGCTGTATCAATATCTTTAAGAGTATCACTGTTCATTTTTTGTATTTGCTTTACAACTCCATCCTTAAGCTCGTTAGCCTTACTAATAGATCCTTGCTTTTGCCTATCTGCTTCCTTTAACATTTTATCGGCCTGCTCTTTTGTTATAACCTTACTTTCATCTCGCATTCTAATTATTTGTTTAACAGTTCCATCATACTGCTTATTAGCTTTATCTACTGCACCTTGTCTTTGCTTTTCTGCGTTTTTAATTGTATCAGAGGCCTGCTCTGCTGTTATTCTCCCGTTATAGCTTTTTAGCCTTTCCAATATCGCCTTTTGTTCAACTTCACTAGTAGATAGGGTTTTAACTGCATTTTCTTTCATTTGCTTTTGTAGACCGTCTATCGTTTTTGCTTCATCTTCTGTTATTTGTCTGTGATTATTTGCTGCATGTTGAATAATTTGATTAATTTGATTTTGCAATCCATCAATCGTCTTTTTTTTATCTTCCCAGCTTTTTGTAGTTGTTTGTAATATTTTAGATTCCTCTGTTGTGGTTAAAACATTACTTCTGCTAAAAAATTCTTGCTGGCTTTGTAATTCTTCCGACTTCTTTTTATCTAATCCAACCTTAATTTTATCCCCCATATCTTTGTATAATTGTTGTAAATTAGCAGATTGTTGTTTAGTAATCGCAGTGCTTTTGTTTAAAGTGTCTGTAAATTCTTTTATTGTTTGCTCTTTCTGCTTTTTACTAAGTCCTTTAGTGCCATTTACCATTGCAGTATATTGTTTTATTATTTCATCTTTATTTTTTTTAGTTAGTAATCCTGTGTCATTAACTAATTTTTTAAAATTAGTTGTCATAGTGTTTTTTTGTTCATTGCTTAAGCTACTAGATTTTTTACTCATATCATTAAAATTTTTAATAACTTTATCTTTAGCTTGCTTAGTAAATTTATCCGAGTTTACTACTAAGCTTGTTAAAGCGCTACTAGCTTTCTTATCTATTTCCATGTACGCTCCAACCGCTTTTTTAGTTTCTTTTGTAAAATTAACTAATTTAGTCGTTGCCACAGTTGTTTTATGCCCATATTGATCTACTGTTGTTTTTGTTGTTTTTAGTTTTTTATCGAACAAATCCACGGCTGGAACTGCATCTTGTTTTAAATTTTGGTGCAATTTATATGCCCCAAATCCTACTGCTGCTACTCCTGCCGCTGCAATACCTAGTACAGGAACAGATATTCCTAAAGTTGCTGCTAATTTTGCAACTCCCCCTGCTGCCAAACCTCCAGCACCTTTAACTCCACTAAATGCTGTACTTAATAATCCTGCTTTTGTTCCTGTTGTTGCCATTGTGGCTCCAGCCGTGGCACTTGCGACTTCTACTCCTTTTGTAGCAAGTGTTACCTTCCCCATTATTCCAGCCACTTTACTTCCAACACTTAAAATACTTCCAAATCCAGTTGCTATTTTCCCTATTCCTACTATAACAGGGCCAGTAGCAATTGCAAATGCTCCAAATTTAACAATATTTCTTTGTGTTTCTGGGCTTAATGCTGAGAATTTTCGTGTTAATTCTGTTATTTTATCTGTAATTTCTCTTATTGCTGGGGCTGCTGCACTACCAATGCTTATTGCTGCACCTTCCATTGCAGATTTTAAACTTCTAAACGCACCACCCATATTATCTTCCATTGTCTGAGCTGCTTTTGCTGCACTACCATCGGCTTTTTTCAGTTCATCTGCATACTTTCTTATACTACCTCCGCCCTCAGTCATAAGAGCATTAATCCCTGCTATAGCTTCCTGTCCAAAGATAGTTACAAGTGCATTCATTTTTTGTTCTTTCTGTTAATTTAGAGGTTCCCTTTTTAACCTCATCTATAACCTCGCCTAAAGCTTTCATTTTGCCATTATTATCAAACACCTTAATTCCTAGCGCTTCCATTTTCTCTGCCGAAGCCTCGGAAGGTTTAACTAGTCTAGAAATAGCACCTCTTAATGCAGTTCCTGCCTGGCTACCCTTAATTCCATAATTACTCATTAACCCTATAGCACTTGCAGTTTCTTCTATACTCCAACCTGCGGTATTGGCCATGCTACCAGCATATTTTAGTGCTTCAGCCATATCATTTACTCCCAAATTGGCCTTATTGGCTCCAAGACTTAATACATCGGCTACATGCGCTGCGTTTTCTGTTTTAATTCCAAACTGTGACATAGAGGATACTAATACATCCGTGCTTTCTGTTAAATCAATAGCACCCGCCTGTGCCAAATTTAACACTGCTGGCATAGTATTCATAATTTCTGTTGTTCTGTATCCAGCTTGTCCTAGCATTACCATACTATCTGCTGCCTCTTTAGCACTATACCTGGTTTTTACACCCAAATCCTTGGCTTGGTCACTCATCTTTTTCATATCTTCTGCACTAGAATTTGTTATGGCCTTTAATTGGCTCATGCTATCATCATAATCTGCTGTCGTCTTTGCTGCTATTATTCCTAATCCAGCTAAAGGTACTGATACTTTTGTAGTTATACTTTTACCTACATCAGTTATATTTTTCCCAGTGTCTTTTAGTTTTTTAGAATGATCTTCTAGTTTTTTACCTGCTTGTACCCATTTGTTTTCTTGTTTATTTAGTTCTTCTGTTACTTTTTTTAGTTCCCCTTGGGCTTTGGTCATTTGAGATTGTGCTTTATTTAGATTAGTATCGTATTGTTGTATTTTCTTTGCGTTAGATTCTACTGCCTTTTCAGCTTTTTTATGTTCTTCTGTTAGTTTATCTACTTCCGCTTTAGCTTTCTTAGCCTCTTCTGATTCTTTACCATATGTTTTTACTGCATTTTCATACTTTTTATTAGCATCATCTAAAGATTTTTTTAATTTATCTCTAACTTTTATATTATCATCTAGTTTAGATTTAGTTTTTTCTATAGCTTTACTGTATATATCTACTTTTTTAGAGTGTAATTCCACTTGCTTGCTTAATGCTTCCTGTACAGATTTCAGCCTTTCACTGTTTTTCCCAAATGCTTGAACACCAGAACTAGCTAACTTCATCTGCGATTGAGCATTTCTAAGTTCGCTATTTACACCTTTTAAGCTAGAATTAAATCCACTACTATCTAATACCATTTTCGCAGTTATTCGCTTTTCCACATTACTAGCCATTATTAACCTCCTTTCTAAATCTTTATATAAAAAAGGCACTCGAGAGAGTGCCTTATAGGAATGGAATATCTTCTATATTTACTTTTTTATAGCTTATATCATTTGTAAGATTATTTTCTTCATTATCATTTTTGATTTCCCATCTGTTAAATTTACAATGTAAGTTCCACATATTAACTATTTCTTTAAAAGTACTATTCCAGAACTCCTCTTTTGTATAATTCAAATGTGTATGCGCTACGTAAAACAACCAATCAAAGTCAATTTCATACTTTGATTGGTTGTTTAGTTTTTTTCTTTTATCTTCATTTTCTTCTTTCACTTGGGTTTCTTCTGTTTTATTTACTCCTATGTAATCCCAATACAAATTTAATACAAAGTCAATTAATTCTGTATTTATTTGTTCTGGTGTTAATTTCTCTATTAATTCATCTATTGTAAATTCTTTAGTTATTTTTATTTTTTCTCCATCAACTTCTTTTATTTCTTGATCTACGCAACAACAAGTTAATAATTTAATTGCATTATTGTAAAATTGTTTTCCTTCCATTATCCCATTTATAACAAGTGCATAATTTTCATATTTCTCATCTATTTTCAAAACAGTTTTGTTTGTCATTTTAAAGCCATATTCTTTATTACCTATCTTCATTTTCTTTATTTTATCTAACATATTATCCAATCCTTTCATCAATAAAATTTAGAGCAGATTAAATTAAATCAACCCGCCCTTTGTAGATTAAATCCCTTTATTTTCTGTTGTTTCAACCTTTTCTTTTGGTATTATTACTTCCTTAAAGAATTTCTCATCTGTCATTCCATCCTCTTCGTCTACTTTCCATTTCCATAATCCATTATTTTTCAGCGGAGCAAATGATCCTTTCATTTTTTTTGTTTGGAAATTTGATTTTCCCTCTTTTCCTTTATAAGATTCGTCTCCTATACTAAAAGTTCCATTATATATAACTATATATCTAGCTTTCCTATTTCCTTTTATTGCTTTCCCTAATATAGCCAAAGAAGGCGCTTTATCATCGTCATGGTACATTACGCCTCCTTCTTCAGCTAATTTATGGCCCATGCAATAATTTTCATTTTCCTTGTCTAAATCTGTTATATCTAACTCAGTATCTACATTAGCAAGTGTAGAATCGCTTAACCATAGTTTATTTTCGGCATAAAAGTCATCTACATTGATTTTGGGCTTTAATCCCAGTTCCTTAACTCCTGGCAAATATCTAGGAGTATCAAACTTCATTCCATTTATATCATCTTGCAAAACATGCGCTACATAGATTTTTCAAATCCAACCACTGGCACTACTTGTGTTACTTGCTCATCCATTATTTATCCCATCCTTTTTAAATTATTTTTGCATTAAAAAAGACTAGTCTTTACTAGTCGGTAAACTTATAGAGAATCTTAATGCTTTATGATATAGACCTGTCTCTTTTTCGTACAGGTCGGCTGCTGTATCTCTATTAAATTCATTTTGTATCATTATTTTTTTAACTATATTTTCAAGTTGCGTATAATCTGCTTTGCTGAATATATCCACTTGAACTACATAAGTAGTATAATCTTCTTTTCCTTCTGAATACTCTGTCCCATATTCATTAATTATTTCATACTCAAGATATAACTTTTTATCTGGATTTACAGCATGAAGAAAAAATACTTTGCCATCTGGTAATAAATTAATTATTTCTTTATTTTCCAAAGTTTTGTTTTAAGTATTTTTTTATATTCACATAAAATCACCTTGCTTTTTCTAGTAATTCTTTCGTAAGAACAGCTAAAGCCTCGTCTTCACTGCTTTTAACTGCCCTATCAAAAAAGCCTGCATTAGCTTTAGATTGACTTGTACCAAATTCCCTCATAAAATCATAAAAAGCCGTTAATCTTACTGTTCCAACTGTAGCAAAACCTTCCTTTTTAACGCTTTTCTTTCTTTTAGATAATCTTTTAGTTTTGCCTATTGGTATTTGTCCATCTAAGCTTTTATCAACAATATCTAATCCTCTTCTTACAGCGTTTCTTTCATCAGCTTCATCAATAGTCATATTCTCTAGCATAGAAGTAAACTCTTCCATACCTTCAATTTCAATACCATCAGACATTAAATAACCTCAATAGTCTTTATCTTAAGCCATTTATTTTTATATTGTATATTATCTATAAAAGTTATATCAAAATATCTATATTTATCTTTTTCTTTTGTAGCATTTTTATCTTTTATAGTTTTAATTCTATATTCTTTAGTATTTATATTTTTTAAATCTTTACAATATCTAACTATAAATTCTACTGTATTTTCTGCTTGGACTGCTTTTGCTGCATAAAATTCTTTTCCCCAAAGATTATTCATAGATGCCCGAACAACTTTATAATCTATCCATTCTTCTATATCAAATCCATTTTCATTCTGGTTTATAATATACTTTTGTATAACTATCCTTTTATTTAAATCTCCTATATTAACCTTAAACATTTATATCACCATCATAGTTACTTAATTTGTCAAGTATGCTAGCTGTAATTCTATCCTGTTTGACACTTTGTGGTACTTCTGTACTTCTGTTTTCGTACATATCAGCACAAAGTTTCCTTTGTAGCAAACTAGCTAATTTAATCATTTTTTCATCTTGTTTATATCCTTCTCCTACCATAGAATCTATATAAATTTGACTTATTTCCATTAATTCCTCTGGGAAACTATCAGATTCATCATAAACTATTATATAATCTTTTATTTCCTCAACCGTCATATTATCACCTTTTCTATTAATAAATTAAGAGAGGATATAATCCCCTCTTTACTATAGTTCCATCTTCTTTATACTTCTAGTAGAGCCTTTCTTTACATCTATTCTTTCTAATATCCTCAACATTTTTGTATCATTTTCAAATTTTTCAGCTTTAGCTATTGTAACTTGTTTTCTATCAAAAAACTTTACAGCTTCTTTCATATTTACCATGTAAGCTACTTTTGTTTTTTCTTCTGTTAAGTTTTATTAAAGAATCATCAAATTCCACTATAGGTTTCCCATTAAAATAATCTTGTCCATTTATATTAGTTATAAGGTTTAAATTTCTACCTTGTTTATCTTCAGCATTTTTCCATTCAGAATATAGAGTAGCATTAACTAAGGTAATTAATCCAGCTCTTACGGCAGGTACTTGTTTATCCATTTCTTTAGCAAAAGCTTTATGATCCACATCAGTATCAAGCACAATTAATGGTGTAGCATTAGAATTTATAGTATTTAATATTCTAGAATTTTCACTTCTTACAGCTTTCTCTAAAAATACAGTTTTGGCCATATTTTCTATATCAATTACAGCATCATCAACTAATTCAGAACTTAATTTTATTAATTTACCTATCTTATTAACTTTATAATCTATTTCTGTTGTAGCTAAAGAGTCGTCTTCTATGTCATCACCTTCTAATATTATGTTTAACTTTTCGCCTTGGTCTAAGTCTACACATGGCTTAGTGCCAGACTCAGAAGTTACTGGAATAACATTACATAATCCTTTTAGAGAACCATATCCTTTTCTTAATTCTTCTAATTCATTTATAAATTGTTTTGGTACAATTGCTTGATTGTCAGCTATTTTTACAACAGCTCTCTCTTCTTCACTTAAGTTTTGTCCTAGCACAACCTTTGTCATAGCTCTCATTTCATCTACTTTTTTTGTTTCATTAATTTTCTTATTATCTCTTTGAAATTCTAAATCTCTTTTTTCTTCTTCTTCTAATTCTTCTGCTATTTTTAGAGAATCTTTTAATCCTCTTAATTCTTCCATAGACTTTTTAGCATTTTCAGCATCATTCTTATCTAAAAAACACCTTACCTCTTTTGTTTTAACTTCTATCTTTTGTCTTAATTCTTCTATTCCCATAAATCATCATCCTTTCAAATTTTAATTTTTTGTATAAAAAAAGAACTATTTTAATTTAGTTCTAATCTCATTAACTCCAATTCAAGTTTTCTTAATTCTTGTTGTTTTTTTAATTCTTTATTATGTTCCTCTTTATTTCTTTTATAAACCGTAGTAAATGTGCTTTCATAAGCAGGATTAACAACTATACTGCAATCACTAATTCTATTTATTTTATTAATAGTTCTAAAGTCATATCCTCTAGTGCCATCATCCCAATCCCAACTTTGTGCAGCATCATCACTCCAATCTAAATTAAATGCAAAACTACATTTACCTACTATACCACTTTCCATATTTTCAATTAAATCTCTTGCGTATGTAGTGTTGGTAGGTACAGCATCAAAGAATAAACCTTTATCATCAATAGTTAATTTTAAACTTCCAACACCTTCAACTTTATTATTTCTAGCAAGTATCATATTAGAATCATGATTAAAATTTAAAACTACATCAGACATATCACAATTATCTAAAGCACCTTTTCTTATAGTTTCTTTAAAACCTAAATCCTCACTAATAGTATCAAAAGTTAGTGCATACCCTTGTATATGTGTTTGTTTTTCATCACCTTCTCCAATTTGCCTGACTTCAAAAGTATTAAAACTTCTAATTTCTTTTTCTTTATTCATCCTCCTCACCTCCTCCGATATTAGATTTATTATTTTTTAAGTAACTAACTCTACCAGCCAATAAATCTTTCAATAAAACTTGTCCTGAAGGTAACGTTATTATAGAATCTCCTCCTAGTTTCTTTACACCTAAAATTCCTCTTGCCATGTCTAAGTCATAAACACCATTTCTAACATAGCTATTAATAACTTCTGCTTGTGTTTTACTATCTGTTCTTAGCAATACATTTGTATTAGATCTTATTTTATATCCTTTTTTTCTATCTGTATCAGTTAATAGTTTCCAATCCATTTCCTGTTCTATCTGTTCAAAATACACAAGTAGCGTATCTGTATAGAATTTTAAATTGTCCTGTTCTTCGCTCTTAGCATTTTCCTTCATAAATCCTAACTTACTAAGAGGTACACCTAAAGCACCAGCAATTTCTTCTTTAGATAATCTACGTAATTGCTCAAATTGGGCATCAGCTAGCTTTAAATCTAATGTATTCACGGAATATCCAGCAGGTATAGTAAATACTCTTCCATTACTAGAATAAATCCTATCGAATTTTGATTGTATTTTCTTAAGTTCCTTTTCTTCTTTAATATCAGATGTAAGCTGTACTGCTATTTTATTTGTTAACCCATTAGAAAAGAGTTTATTTAAATACTCTTGGCTTTTAATTGAAGTATTTAAATTTTGACTTAAAATTTTAGTTATAGAATCTGCATTTATACCATCTTCAGTGTACCCTTTCAATAAAATAATGTCTTTTTCAAAACAGCTGTATAAATTATTATCACTAAGCATGTAAAAATCATATAATATTTTGTTTTTTTTATTTGCTCTTTATTAAACCCATGTTATCTATTGTTATATTAGAAATTGCAACTGGATATAAACCTTCTATTCTTCCACTCTTATCTTTATTTATATAAAGTCCACTCATTCCTTTAACTATGGATAAAGCTACAAAAGCCTTCATACAATCAATTGCATTCATATATGGATTTGGTCTTAACCTTAATTTTTCATACAAACAATGCTTTTTTTCTACAACTTCACCTTTTTCAGTTTCTCTCTTAACCTGTAATGGACATTTGGCAATAGACTTACTTAGAATATCTACACATGAGTAATAAGTTATTTCTTTCTTATTATCTGCTTCATATCCTTGTTCAAATAAACTTGTATAAGTCCATTTAGATAAATCTCCATTATTTCTCTTTTCTATCTTATCCCATATCATTTAATCACCTGCCTTTCTGTATAAGATAGCTCATACCAAATAAAGCAATTGCTAATAAGTACATTGCAATGTATTTATTTAGTGTAAATGTGGTGAAAAAGACTATAAAAAAAGAAATTATCAATAACATATCAGCTATAAATAATTTCTTTCTAAATATATTTATTAACTTTTTAAACTCCTTTTTTATTTTACTCACTCCTACCAATCTGTTTTTTCTAATTCATCCACTGGATTATAATTTGTATCTCCTCCTAATAATTCTGTAAAAGCAAATATTAAAACTACAACCATATCAATTCTTTGCTTATTTTTATTTTCCTTAATAAGCATTTCATCATCAGCTTTCCCCTTAGTAGTACTTGCTTTATTCATATTCCAGTCAAGAAGTTCATTTTTAACATATCTTATCTTTTTATCATATACAGCTTTTCTATATTCCTTTGTGGCAGGACTTAAATTAGTAAAAGTTTGCTTTAATAGTACAACATCGTAATCCTCTGCAAGCCTTTCCATCATTTCTTTTGCATTCATTGGATCTGTTACTATTACGTCAATTTCACATTCATATTCAGTTTCTATATTTCGTATATATTCTTCAACCTTCGTATAGCTTACTGTCATTCCTGAATGAATATCACAATAACCTGCTTTTTCATATTTTCTATAATCTATATGCTTTTCTCTTCTATTAGGTAAACTATCTTCTGGTAAAAATCCATGTGAATTGCAATAAATTATGCCTTCATCTTCAAACTCTATCCCTACTGCTGTCAAGTCTGTAGTTACTGATAAATCAACCCCAACTTTAACCTTTTTGCCTTTAATTCTTTGCCTAAATTCTTCCTCAGTAATAACCCACTTTTTCCAGTGCTTTATATCAAGATATTTATTTTTCTCATTAGTTTCAAGAAATATATTAAAGTTTTTGGTCAATAATTCTTCCTGTTCACTCGTCTTTATTTTAGCTTTTTCCCTGTCTGCTCTAATCTCTTCATAGTTTTCTTCAACTCTTAGAGGATTGGCTTTATATAATCCTCTATCTGTCCAAGCTTCTTCTTTTGTACAATAATATAACAGACAAAATAACTTTGGATCAGCAACAACTCCATTTAATACAGCTCTATCATATTCTAATTCTTCCAACATAATTGAATCACTTTCAGCATAAGCAGTAGTTGTTTGCATTTGAATTGGATTTAATACACTTAACTGACCTTTTCTCATTGCCTGAATATTATCATTTGTTGTAAAAGCTCCTACCTCATCAGCAACAAAACATGCAGGTCTTATAGAGTTGTTTTTATTTGCTTTTGCAGTCCTCGGGACATAATAACTATTAGTTATTAAACATTTAATTATACCTATTTCACTATCTGATACAAAAAAATGTTTTTTAATATCTGGACTTGATGCAATTAATTGTGCCATAGCTTTTCTTGTTTCTTTTGCCAAATCCCTATCTATACATATACTATAGAATTCACTAAAATTTTGTTCTGTAAGCATTAAAAGGAGGATTACTAAAGCTGCTATAAAACTCTTTGCATTTTTACGAGGTATAAATAAAACTATATCTCTATATCTAAACTTCTTTTTATTTTTCTTATATCTCCATCCAAAAATGGCAGCAATAAACAAGTATTGAAATCCTTCTAAGTTTTCCAACACTTGTTTACCAGCCACAAATCCAGTAGCATAATTAAACAATTTCAAGAGATTATTTATTTTTTTAAGTTTTTTTTCACTAAAGCAAAATTCAAACTCTTCTTTATATTGATTTATATTATAATCAGATAAAAACATTTCACATTGTTGTTTTACCTCATCTGGTGCAATTTCTTTTCCTTCAATAACATCATTGCAATATTTTAAAGCTTTATCTAAAAGTATCAATCTTCATCATCTTCTCTTAAAGCTTTTAATAATGGATCCTCATTTTTTTCTTTATTTGCTAATGCTAAACTTCCAAGCTTTGCTCTACTTTGTGGAGATAAACTTAACTCATTACAACATCTATAAAGATCCTTTGTATATTTATCCTTCGCACTCATTAAATCTTTGTTTAATAAAGCACTAGAATTTTTATTTATAATAGTTTCAATATTTTTAAGTCTATCTACCGCTATTGAACAAGTTGTTAAAATATAAATATCTAGATTTCTCAATATTCCCGTATCAGTTAATTCGGTTATTATATATTTGTATACTCCCTTTTGAGATTCATTTAAATATTTAGGTGGTTTATCTATTTTATCACTAGAGCCTTTTAAACTTTCTTCTACAGATTTCCTTTCTTCAATTTCTTCTTTTGTATTGTGTCTACTCTGACTTTCAATTACTTTGCATGGTCTAGCCATATTTTTTTCACCTTCTTTACTTTAAAGTTTAAAACTTTCATTTTGGGAATTTTATGCGACTGAGAGGGCACCAGGGACTTTCTAAGTTTGTATAAAAATTTTCAACCCTCCCCCGGTACTAATAAAATTCTTTATTAAACTTTTCTATTAAATCTTTTAAATATTTTTGTATCATAATTTTATCCTTATAACTTTTATCCATTAATCTATGGACTTTCTTATGGCAGCAATCTCATAGTGGTATTAAGTTATCTTCATTCAATCTTAAATCAAATCTATCCTTTATAGTTTCTATATGGTGTGTATACTCACTCTCTTGTGTTAAGTCTTTAGACCAACACACTACACATAAACCAACGTAATGCCTCTTTATATTCTCAGATAACTTTAACCAGAAACCATTGCTATAAAACCTTTGTCTTTCTTTCTCTTCTAAATCCTGTAACCTTTTATATTTATATTGTTTATATCTTTCCTTTCTCTTCTTATACTCACACTTACATAGCTTACCTTGCATTACTTTCTTGCCACATTCGGTACACTTTCTATATATAGGCACTATATTATATCTCTATAACCTTTGAGTTAACTTCTTTTTCTTTAAGCTTAGTAAGCTTCTTATCATTAGAAACCTTGTGTGGGTCTTCTTTCCATTTAGCTTTCTCTTTATTATTTAACCAATACTTCTGTGCATTTAACTCAGGCCCTCTATACTTTTTAACTTTGCTTATCTTAACATCTTCATTTGTTATTATTTGTCCATCAACTACATCTTCTGTTTTAACTTTTGTTATTACTTCTTCGTAGTAATGATATCCAATACAGCATTTATACAATGCCTTTTCTACTTCCTGGTTCTTCTTATCTTTTGCCGTAGCAATTCGGCTCTTAAGTGCTACGTTAGTACTCTTATATTTCCTATATGTGGAATATGCAATTCCTAACTTTTCAGCTATTTCCTTATCCGTGTTATTACTTTCAACCCATTGCTCTATCTCATCTAGATGCTTTTCAATTATGTCTTCAAAGCTATCACTTCTTGCCAATTTTTTCACCTCATTATCGTAGCACTTGCTTTGTAAAGTGCTACGCTATTTTTTTATATTTCCTAACTTTTTAAATTTACTGTAAAAATATAAAATAGCATTTATTAACAAAACCCTTTGAAAGCATTGATATATATAGCTTTTATACGTATGCCTAAAATCTATCCGAATGTTTAATTATATATGTGAATAACACATTCATTTTAAAAATTAACTTCTTATATATGCACTTAATTTTATACCTTCAATACTTACTATATAATTTTTTAAACATTGACTAATAAAAAAAATAAAATATCATCTAATATATTCCTCTAATGATTTTGAATACTGATGATATTTTTCTTTATCTAATCCTATATACTTTTTAGTTTTCTTCTATGCTTCTATGACCTAATAACTCTTTAACTGCAACTATATTTTTATCACTTTCCATGTATATTTTATATGCATATGTCTTCCTCATACTATGTGCAGTTATATCATGTAAGCCAAAATATTCTCCTGCATCTTTTAATATATTGCTTACTGCCTGTACTCCTATATGCTTATTAATGCCTTTTCTAGATTGAAATACATATTCATAATCTTTTTTATTTTTAATCCAGCCTTTTAATATTTTAGCTAGCTTAGGAAGTACTTCAACTGATCTCGGCTTTTTGTTTCTTTCTTTTATGTTTTTACAATTCATTTTCTTTCCTTCATAAATTGTAAATTCATTTCTCTTTAAAGCTTCTTTAATATCTCTAACCTTTAATTTGACCAAGTCACCTGCTCTATACCCTGTTGTAATTCCTAGTATAAACAATACATAATCTCTTTCGTTTTTATATCTGAGATAGTCTTGTATATCTAATACTTTAGTTGTACTAGTAATTGGTTTAGCAGGCCTTTTTATCCCCAACTATCTCACCTGCCTTATTGTTCCCTTTATTTTCTTATAACTACTATGTCTCATGCATTCTTTTAAATTGTCTGTTATTTTTTGTTTTTTAACTTTCCTACTGCTGCAATAAGGACATACTAAGTATCCTTTTATTTTTTCTAATTCTTCTGTTAATAAAACAAATTCTTTATTGCAACAGATACATTTATAACTTGTATACATATACTTAGCACCCCCTTTCACATTTACATAAGGTATATATCATTGGGAACTTAATAATTCAATAAAAAAAGCACTCTATTGAGCGCCTAACATTCTATTCTTTAACTTATTCATATCATTACCTATCTCCGCTTTAAGTTCATCTATTTGCTTAAGTAATTCTATGATTTTATGTTCGTCTGTTTCTTTACCATATTGTGCATATAATTTTCTGACCTTCTTTTGTTTTTGTCTTATATTTTTATCAGTAAAAAATGATGTATATCTTTCTTTACAATATGGACATTTAAAATAGAGTTCTACTATACCATCTGCATATTTTTTCTCTTTAGCTTTTATTTCAAAATCTTTATTACACTTATTACAATATACTTCCATAGTTATTTCCCTCCTTTACATACTAAAAATAAGAATCCTATTAAGGAGTTCTATGTAAAAAACGCCTAGCCAGTAGTTACATACAATAACTACTCTGGCTAAGTGCTTTTAGTACACACACAATATGTTTATTTTTTTATTTTTGCAGTTGCCTTATTGTACGATAAAACCCCTGCGTGGGCTTTTAACCCTTATATCATATAATATATTATCTTTCCTTTTGTTGCATTAATTTTTTTCTTTAATTTTTCTTTGATTTTTTCTAACTTTTTATTTATTAAATATAATTTAAAGCTGCCATAAATTTTTTTAAAGTCCTATTCCTAAAATAATAAAACTTATTTTTATCTAAACTTAAGCTCTCTTGTATTTCTTCTCTTGTCATAATATCTCTAAAATACCACTCTTCAATTATTTTTTACTTGTAGGATCTATCTGTCCTAATACTCTAGTTATTACATCAACCTTCCAGCTCTTTTCCATGTCCCTTAACATATCTTCTTCTACAGTGCTTGTATGAGAATATCCATTCTGCTTTATTTGTCCCCACCTATTTGGAGAACCTAGACCTGGAGTTTCTATGGCTAACAACCAATATGGATAATTTCTTAAATCATTCTCTACATTCTTTTTATATCTCTCATAAATCTTTTTATTCATCATAGTTCTTTGTTGCTCCTTTCTTTATGCCACAAACATCACTCTCACTACAATATTCACAATTAAATTTACACATTGAATTTTCTTCTTTATCTATCTTCTTAAATGCCACTAGCCATGTAAAAGTTAATATTGCAATAGCTCCAAATATTTTATTTAACACAATACTCCCTCCTAGAACTGTCCTTTTTTCCTCCCCCTTGATTTCTCAATACCCTTAACCCTTAAGTCTGTAATATCTGCATATAATAATCTTTTCCTATATTCTTTTTGCCTTAATCTTAAATTTGCATACTCCATGAATCTTTTTTTATTTTCCTCCATGATTACCACCTCTTACTTTTCTTTTTATCCTGCCTAGTTTCATCATTTTCTTATATAAGCTGTTTCTATTCTTAACTCTTTTTTTATATCTTTTTAAAGGCTTGTCTTTTTTCTTTTAAATCCTTTTTAACATTCTCTAATGCTCTATCTAATATTTCATCTATCCAACTCAAGCTATCACCTGCCTAATTCCACATATAGGAATAGGTATATATCTATTTTCCTCAATTATGTTGCAAGTGTATCCATTATTATAAATGTGAACTACTTTTCCCTGTATAATTTCATCTTTATATTTAATTTCAATCCCTAAAGCTCCACCAGCATATCCTATTATTCTATTTAAATTCTCATATGTTTTATACTTTGCTATGATTTTGCCTTGCTCAATATTATTTTATTTTTATTTTCTTTATTTTCTAATTTTATAACTGGTTTATCATTACTTTTCTTAATATTTTTATCTATATCCCAAATACTTACCTGACCATCAATCAAGACATTTTCTATCTGTTTTTTAGCCACTTATAACACCCTTTCTTAATGTTATATAGTTCTAATACACTAGTACAGTTAAGGTGCAAGAATATACATTTCAATTCTTACACCTATTTACTTTTATTTCTCAAGTTATAATTTATAGTCTTCCTAATTTCTTTCTTTTTTCATATAGCTTCTGTCTATTTATAACTCGTTTTTTATATTTAATTTGCTTTTTATTCATATTATCTTTTATATAGTTGTAAAGGCTCTGTATTATATCTATAGGTACATACCCTGCAACCATTCCATCATATAACTGTAAAAATTTATTTCTATGTTTCCAGTTATTAAAAAGATATCTTCTTCTAAATCAACCCATGCATCCTTATTAAATATTGCTACTTCCATTTCTTTATATTTATATAAATCAGTAATTGTCTCTCTTGGTGTACAATAATGAAATTTTGAAGCTTGAATAGATAACTCATATTCTCCAATTTTTATGCGTTCCATTATTCTGTTTTTTAAATGAAATGTTTTTTCGATACAATTTCCATTTAATAATTTTCTAAAATTATTATTCATATTGGCCTCCTATTATTTATTAGATTCTCTTTCATTTATTTCATTCCTGAACCTTATATTTGAATTGCGATGCTATTTATTTTACCAAACACCAATTTGTATAGATTGATTTTTGGTTGTATAATATCTTTCTTTGTGAAGCTCCACATTTTCATTTTTAACTTTTTCAGCGCATTCTTGACAACAACATGGCACAAAGAGTAATTTACCATCATGTGCAACTATTCGTACTTGATAATATTTTGAATTTTTATCTTTTTTAATTCCACAATTCCAACATCTATACCCTTCATCATTCATAATTAAACACTCCAATCTTTGTATTGCGGACTAACAATAGTAATTAATTTTTAAATATTTATTGTTTTCAAGTGGATAAAAGATTACTCCATAATACCCATCTCCGGAAGAATCAGTCCATTGTTTTATATAAAAATCATCCTGTTCTTCGTATAATTCCCCATCAATTACTAGGCAATTATCCTCATTTTTAACTACCTTTTCACCTTCTACTATTGTTTCTATAACCCATCCTATATCATGCATATCTTCAATTAATTTTTCCATAAACTTTATTATATCAACCATTTATACCACTCCTTTTGCATTGCGACTTATTTATTGAGTATTTTTTCTAATAAAACTTTTAGTTTTATAGCATCTTCATATTCTAAATTTGATTTAAAACCTCTTTTGTTTCTACCAACTTCATGTAGTAAACTCATAATACCTTCTTGTAATTGTATTTTGTGAATACATTCCAATAGCTCATCAGTAACAATATAGTAATCTGAATATAAGCTTTTTAAAAGTTCACCATTGTCTAATCTTATATTCCTTTAGGTGTCTTTTTAACTATAGTAAAATATTTAATATAATAATCATCAAGACCTATTCCGCAACGCTCAATACAAACTAATTTATCATTAGGTTTTAAATTATTCCAATCTTCATCTTTTGATTGTGTTTCGTATCTATTTCTATAAGGTTTTTTCTTATAATCTAACCCTATACAATGTTTAATCATTCTATCTTGATATTCAGTAGTTTCTATAAATAAATTTTTATATAATCTTTTGAATGTTTCTTCCTTTGCTTTTGTACCAATCATAGGGTATCTACCTTGTATATACTCAATACCAGCATGGTCAATACTTTCGCTTGGTGCTTCAAAAAAACTTGTGTTTTCTTTTGTTCCAATGTAAAGCGTAATGTAATATCCTCCATGTTTGCCATTGCTCTTTTCCAATCTCAATTTATTCACTCCTTCATAATAATTTCAAATTATCAACTAACCTAATGTTAGCTTAGTATTATTGATTTCCCCACAATATGCACATACTACATAAGGGTTTCCTGCATTTACCGCATCTAACGATATTCTAGTCGCATTATATGATCCACACTTTCCACATAAATATTTTATTTTTGGTGATTTTCCACCTAACATTGATATACTCATACTCCACATTTTTAAAGCTTTCACATCTACCATTTATTATTCTCCTTTGAAAGGGTTATCCCTAATTAATTTTTCTTCTATCTCTTTTAGTGTCCAACCATCACAATAATAATTATTATTCATACAAACCCAGTATTTTGAGCCACTATCAAAACAAGAATCTTTAAATATCTGAACTTTATATTTGTTTTCTAGTTGAGTTCTAGTCATTGCTAATCCTCCTTATTAATGGACGATAATTTCATTTCACGTTGTTTATTTTTAAAAATTTTTCTAATGCTTCTGTATTTTCATTGGTTTCAATTTGTTTCTTTGATAATCCATAGGCTTGATATATTTTATCTTGTATTGTTTCTTTAATTTCTGTATAAGCTGTTTTATCTGGTCCGCTTGCCAAGTCTATGCCAATAATATGATTTTTCATATATCCTCCCCCAAACTTTTCTTGCAGATCTCTAAGCTTATTCATTTTTTCCTCATAAACCTCAGTCTCTTCCTTCATTCTTTTTTCTATGGCTGCATTAATGCAAACTAAAAACTTTTTAGCTGGTTGCTTACCTTCGTCAATCATATTAAAGGCATAATATAGCCCTTGCTTTGTATATCCTGTTAACTTTTCAATCTCTGGACCTTTTAAACCAATACTTTCTCTAAAGTAAGAATAGCTTTTCATGCTTGTACCTCCTTTACTTTTTGCATTTTATTTTATATTTTCTCTTTACTTTTTAGTTTTAATTTAGTCAAATATTTATGACGTAATGTAATCAAATTGTGTATTATTCTTCATATTCTATAAATGTATCTTCGCTATCTCCTTCGCTATCCAAGATTATATTTTCATAACCTTCACTTATTCTCATCATTAGTATTTCAAAGTCATCTAAATATCTTAAGCTCCTTAAATCACAACTGTTTCTATAATTGCTGGTATATTTACTATCTGCTGTTGGTTTCCATGCCTGTATACTAAATTCAAACTTTAACTTTTCATCTTCTTCACACTCAAATGTAACCATATAAGTTTTATAACTGCTCCAGCTATTACTAACTTCCTCTACTTCAAAACTTGTAGTTATATAACCACCCTCATAATCCATATCTATATCGTCTTTATCAATAGTTTTCTTACAATGTTCTGTCCATTGTTCAAATATATCACTTAATTTAATTACTTCTTTAATATCTTCACTGGTCATTAATTCTTTAAAGTTTTCTAGCAATTTTTTATTATCTAAAGCACTACTTTTTAAAACATCAACTAAAACACTATCTAACTTTGTTATATATTGTGAGTAATCATAGTTTTCTAAATATGGAATCATAACTGATTTTACTTTTTCTTCTACAACTTTTTTACATCTCCACCCAACTAAACATATCACTTATTGATTTTTCAATACACTTTTCTAATTGTTCTGCAATTACTTTTTCTATAATCCCTTTTTCAATCTCCTTTGCAATACAATCCTTTATACTATTTTCTAAATTATTCATATTAACTTCCTCACTTTCATTTTTTAACTTCACATTTTTATTTCATATTCTGAACTATTCTTATATCCCTTAAAATGCTTTACCATGTTTATATGACCTGCTTTTATTCCTTTCCATTTTCATTTTAATTTCTTCCTCTAGATTTATTTCTAATCCTCCGCATAAATCTGAAACTCTTATTACTATATCTGCTAATTCTTCTTTGAAATTCTCTCTATCATCTTTTCTAATTCCTTCTAATGCTTCACTTACTTCACTTACTATTAACATTAATCTAGTAGCTATAGCATTGCATTTATCTATTTTTACTTGTTTTTCTCCATCTTTTGAAATATTTATTGCCATATTTTCTAGTTGCTCAATTCTTTCCCAATCTTCCCAAAACTCATGACTTTTAGCATTTCTATGTGCCTTTTCTACTAGCCTATTTATTTCCATTACTTATCCCCTCAATCATTTTATTACCTATACTATCTAGCATTGTTCTAATACTCTGTGGTAACTGTTTTTCTTCTTTATTTCTTATTACCGTTTGTTTATAACTTCGCATAAAGTTACTTCCTATAACGGTTTCTATGCCATTAACACTCTCTTGGCTCCAATTATGGAGTATGTTGTGACTACCTATTGCCTGTTGTATTTTTTCTGGTAACTTATTAAACTCTTCTTCTGCATTATAAGCAGAATTTTTAATAGCTTTTCTAACTAGTCCCCATGCTTCAATCTCTGTCATTTCACTTTGTCCACCACTAGTTATATAATTTATAGCTTCTATTACTTCCGCCACACTTGGTGGAAACTTATTTGTTGCTATGATCTTTTTAATAGCTACTTGTACTAATTTATATTCATGTTCTTCTAGCATACTTGACCATAAAGTAATCATCATATCCGCATCCGTTTTTGTTAATCCTCTTGCCCATTGTGGATATGCTGCCTTAATAACACTTAGTATCGTAATTGTTTCTTCCCGTGTCATTTACATACCCCCATTCAACATATTTAAAAATGGGTTGCTTGAATCTGCATTGCTTGAATTTTGTTTTATAAATTTACTTTCTTTTAATGGGAATACACCTTTCCAGCTATTCATAATAGATTGCTCTAATATTTTTATTTTTATATCATCATCATTGGTAAGTTTATCTAATGTATTAAGATTCAATTTTAATGCTGCATCTGTTAATTTAGATTTAATCATAGTTCGCATCTTAATAAATTCTAATATAGTATTTTTTAATTCTTCATTTTCTGTATATTCATCAATTATTGTATTGTAAGTTTTCTTAGTACCTTCTTTCTTACTTCCTTTCTTTTTTTCTTTTTCTCTAACTCTGTATCTTTCTCTATATCTAACTCTATATCTATCTCTTTCTCTAACTCTATCTCTGGTGGACGTTCGTCAGACATTTGTCCTTTTGGTAATAAGTTTTGTTTTTCCGTTTCTATTTTCTTTCTATATGCTCTTTTTCTATCTCCCTCTGAACTACTCTTACCTATAAAGTTTTGTATATCTAGCATATAAATAGCTCCATTGTCTAATATTTCTATTAATCCTAACTCTATAAATACTTTTATAGCCTTTTCTACTATCGCAATGTTATGCCCTGTTACTGTAGCAACCATCTTAGGGTTGTATGGAATATGTTCCTTAAACATTAACCTTCCTTCATTTTTAAGTGATTTTAAATATAGTTTCATTAATATATCTGAGTATAAATACCCATTATCCATGCTTTGTAAGATTTTTATATCTTCTGTATCATAAAAATTTTCTTTAATTCTTAGATAATAATATTTTTTATTGTCACTCAAGGTTTGACCCTCCTAACTTTGTAGAAATTTTATTATGTCTTTTAAACTTTACAAATACTTCAATTCCTTGTAAACTGTACTTAACGGTTTTTTATTTAAGTTTTTTGGTGGCTTAAGCCATCTCTTTTTTTATTTCAAAATATCCTATAGTATGAAAATTTGCATTTACATGACCTTTAGTTTTTTCTTCATTACTAAACGAAAACCATATACTACTTGGTGAACTGCAAACATATGGAGCAACACATCTAACCATTTCTTCATAAGATATTTCCTTTATGTTCTTTTCAAAAGTTTTGTTACTATGCCAATGCCCTTAAATTTAACTATCATATTTATACTTCCTTTCTATTTGTAAACTATATTTATTAGCAATATAAACACTGGTATTAAAAATACTGTTATCCAACCTCCTTTATCTTTTTTTAGTATTCTTTTTACGTCTAATCCTATAATTGTTGTAACTATAAGTAGGCTGTATATTTCTATTATTGATTGACCTATCGTAGTCAATTTTTATCATCGCCTTTCACTGCTTGTCCCTTTTATGGTAAAATTCTCTTGAAAGGAGGATTCTATATGTTAAAGTTTATTAAAGACAACTTTTCCACTATTTTGAGTATAATATTTTCTTTAATTTCTTTAGTCATTTCTTTTATAACTTTATGGTCTAATCGTAAACACCTTGATGTTGTTATAGAAAATGAATTAGGTGATATAGACGATATATTTTACAATTTTAATGACTTTAGGAACGATTCTGCTGCAATGAACTTTGGAAAAGGCAAAATATGTTTTATAAAAATAGTTAATCCATCTCCTAAAGACATAGCTTTTTTTGATTTGAGAATTGTTGATATGGATACATTGAAACCAATATTTTTCTTAACAAATGGTGTACTTGAGTCAATTGATTGTGCCAATAGATCCATATTCTCTCCAGTTGGTGAAGCTTTGGCTCATTTAAATTATCCTAATGCTAATTATGGTATTCTTAAATCTAACAGTTTTACTAGATTTGATGTACCATTTTATCCAGATACTAAAAATAGTACTGTTCTTGTATCTTTTAAAGTAGCTATATCAACATTTTCTAATAATAAAGAATCATCCTATAGAAAAAGCTTTAAATATTATAAAAAAGTTTTTAATTGTTCTCTTTAGTTACTACAAAAACAATAATACTAATAATTAATGATATTAAACTAAAGAAAAAAGCAAATATCTTCACAAATGTACCTCCTTCATTTATTTTCATATTAAATTTACTTACTACCTACTGCTTTAAGTAATAATAATGTAAATATTATTGATGTAACCATACTTATAAAAACATTTATTACATAGCCCATTATTCTTTTATTTTGGGCTTCTATTTTTTTATCAAGTTCTATTTTCCATTTAGATTTATTCACATAGTGCCTCCTTCATTTATTTTCCTCTAAATCTTAATCCATTCTTTATGCATCTATCACCTTTCTCACATAATTTTTGTTTATAGACTTGTAGTATTTCATTTGCAGGTCTTCCTTTCATGTCAATAAATTTCTTAACATCACCATGTTTTTTAACTGTATTTAAAATCTCAATCTCCGTATCTGAGAGAACAGAAATTACTATCTCACCAGTTTCTAAAATACCTGTAATTTCATAGTTTCCCTTTGCAATACCTTCTTTTATAATTTTGGTTGTCATTCTTTTAGCATCCATTTTTAAATCTCCTTTACTACCTCAACATTTTTAAATATCCAGTTTAGGGCAAATATTTTCAAATCATTATGATCTACAATGACCTCATCTTCTGGCAAATCAACTTCTTCGAAAAATTCATAATTCTCTCCATCGAGTATTTTAATAGTTAAGTTAAATATTTCTTGATCGTATGAGAACCTAAAAATATCTATATCCACATAAAGCATTGTTCCTGTAGAAACATTTAAATTTAAATCTGTTGTTTTTATTTTTTTACTCATTTTTAATCCTCCTAAGCTTTTATTCCATGTTTTATTGCCATGTCTTTAACTATGGCTGTATATATTTCTATAAGCTTTTTATCTTGCTCTATAACATCTAAATAATTAAATTCATCTAGTTTACTTTTAGTAACTCCTTGTAGTGCTAGCCTAGCTCTCATATTTTTTAATCTTATCTTCAGGTCACATCCTGCTCTTTCTTGTAATGCTTTGTAACTTCTTCTTTGGTTTCTGGTAATCTTTAAGTTTAAAGCATACCTTAGTTATTAATCTGTTGGTTTCACTTCTCCAACTTTTAGAAGGTATTATTTCTACTACATCCCTAATAGCTTGTACCTCTTCTTTAGTTTCTTTTACTTCTGCTTTAATTTGTTGTTGTTCTAGTTCTGTAGTTGCTAATGCCTTAAATAAATTATTAAACATTTGTAGCTCTGGACTTAAATTAGATGTATTTATTATCTTCTGTTTAAGTTTTTCCTCTACTTTTATAAAATAGTTCTTTGCTGCTTCACCTTTGAAGTTGTGAGTACCCATAGCTAACTTTTTAGCAAAAGATGCACTTAACTTATAATCTTTAGTTATGTTGCCCTCGACAACAATGTCGAACCCTTTATAATCATCTTCTTCTATTGCAAATGAATTTTCTAAGATATTTGTTTTTGCCCATCTTGAAAATTGCCCTTTAGCTAACTCTAAAAAGTTGTATAATTTTCTAGCTGTAGTTCTGCCTTCTTCATCAATTTCCAGTACAACTTCTATAGGTGTTAAATTTGTTGTTTCTGTTATTACTGGTTGTCCATTTTCTATGTTTAAAACTACTTTTTCCATACTTTTACCTCCTATAAAATTTAAGTTAATCACTTTACATCTATAAGCTCTTAAAATTATTATTTCTTCTTTTGAAATTCTTTTAAATCAGGGCCTAAAACCTCTGCTGCATTATTATCATATAGCTTTAAGAGTGCCTCTGTTATTATATTGGGAGTATTCTTTCCCATTATTACCTCTACTTCTATATCTTCTGCCTTCATATATACCTCCTAATATATTTTTACTCATATAATATGCATTAACCCTTAATTATGATAATTCTTTTTTTACCGTTTACAGTAATAGTTTTAAATTTAAATTTCATTTCTTTTTCTCCTCTTCGAAAAATATTTCTTCAATGGAGCAATCTAATACGCTTGCTATTTTTTTAGCTGTAGAAACCATTGGTTCCCTAGTACCATGTACTAATTCATGTGCAGTAGCTTGTCCTATATCAGCCTTCTTTGCTAGTTGGTAAACTGACATCTTTTTAGTATCTAGTATTTCTTTTAATTTATTCATTTGGCATATCTTCCTTTCTACTTATTTCCGTATTCGGGATTACAATTGAATTATATTCCCTAATTCAGTAATACTCAAATCCAAATATATCCTTTATTTTAAAAATATATTGGTTTTTCTTTAATTTACTTTAATTTACTTCAAAAATCTCTTTATTTTATTACCGTAAAAAGGAATAATTCACAACTTTTATTTCCCTTAACAGAAATATGTCGTAAATATTTTGTTTACTATATTAAATAAAAATTGTATAATAGTTTTGTAAACGGAAATATATTAGGAGGTACCAAAATGATTTCAATATTAGGTCAAAATATAAAAAAATAAGAACTGAAAAAGGACTAAGTGCATATAAATTAAGCAAGCTTGCAAAAGTAGGGACGACAACTATAAGTGAAATTGAAAGTGGAAAAAGACAAAGCTTAAATTCTACTACTATAGAAAAAATAGCAAATGCATTAAATATATCTACTGATAAACTTATGGATGTAGAAGAAAATAAAGAATACATAGTAACTGATATAGAGCAAACTATTAAGCTTATCTTAACAAGTGATGAATTGGTGCTTGATGATATTAAACTAAGTGATAATGAAAAGCTACAAATTGAAAGTGCATTAAATGCAACATTTGCAATGATAAGGAATCAAAGAAATAGGAGGTAACTAATGAAACGTATAGCTATATATTCTCGTAAATCCAGAGAAACAGATACTGGAGAGAGTATAAAAAATCAGATAGATATGTGCAAAACTTACTTCAATAGAGCAGATGAAGAGTGTTCATTTGAAGTATTCCAAGATGAAGGTTTCTCTGGTGGTAACACTAATAGGCCTTCCTTTCAAAGGATGTTGGAACTTGCAAAGCATAAACAATTTGATGTTATTGCAGTTTATAAAGTTGATAGGATTGCAAGAAACATAGTAGACTTTGTAAATATTTATGATGAATTAGAAAAACATGACGTTAAGCTAGTTAGTATTACAGAAGGCTTTGACCCAAGTACTCCAATAGGTAAAATGATGATGATGCTATTAGCCTCTTTCGCTGAAATGGAGAGAATGAATATAGCAGAAAGAGTTAAAGATAACATGAAGGGACTTGCTAAGATAGGTCGCTGGAGTGGTGGAACACCTCCGACTGGATATAGAAGCAAAACTATTACCTTAAATGGTAAAAAAGAAACTTATCTAGAATTAATTCCAGAAAAAAAACAATTATTAATATCTATATTTAAAAAAGCTGCAGACGGATATACTACTTATCAAATAGGAGAAATGTTCAGCATGTCTCCTAAAACAATTTCTAATATTATATGTAATCCTACTTATGTTCAGGCTGATAGCTTAAGTGCAAATTATCTAAAATCTATTGGATATGATATTTTTGGCGAATTGAACGGCAATGGTTATTTATCATATAACCGTCGCCTAAGAAAAAAGGCAAAAAGTTATTTAACGCCAAGGGAATGTTTACCGCCGTATCTAATCACGAAGCTCCAATCGATTCTAAAACATGGATAAAAGCTAATAATAATCTTAAAGATCGTGCTACAGAAGCCAAACCTAGAATTTCAAATAATAGTTTTTTAGCTCATCTTGTAAAATGCTCTTGTGGTAGTGGTATGTATATACACACCGGCCATAAGAAAAAGGATGGTACTAAAAATTTGTATTTTGCATGTTCCAAGAAAAAGACCCAAAATAAATGTACATCTAAATGGTTAAGAATAGATTTTGCGGAAAATCATATCCTTAATATTTTAAAAGAAATTTCATTCTCACCTAAACTTTTAGAAAACTATTTAAAACACCAAAATAACCCTGTAGATTATACAGAATCTATTAAAAATATAAAAAAACAAATTGATAAAAATAATGAAAAGAATAAACACTCTAACTGA